AAAGTACTGATAATGCCTTCTCATATGGTTCATATACTGAATATCTTCACCATCTTCATCGTGTACGGCAAGTATACTCTTCCAGTCGTTATTGTATATGTTCTCGAAAGTATCTTCAGTAACTCTAGTAAAAGTGTCTCTTTCACGATCGCCAGACTTAACGTGTACTATCTTATGTGGGCCTGTTTCTTTGACAACAAGAAATTCATCATCAATGAGATCTTGAATATCAAATCCTTGCTTCTCTTTTTCCTTTATCTCGTCGAGATGTTTCTTCCAAAGAGCTCTGCGGTAATGATTAACCCACGCGATTATCTACGCTCTAGACAGATCTTCACTTTCACTTATATTGTTATTTCTTACCAAGAGAAGTATATCATCTATAATCTCTCTTAGTGAAGTCTTACTCATGTTATTATTTTGATTCTACAACTCTTACGTCATCCTGTTTTATTATATCGTTTGTATTATGCATAACGTATTTTGTTTTCTTTACTTTCTTAAAGTCTAACGTAAAAAGTCGTTTAATAAAACTTTTCTTATTCTTATACTCCTTAGTTTCGTATACATATAGATATTGTTCATTACTTATATCTAATGCTATATTAACAGAATCCTAAGTAATAGTATAATATACTTTAGTATAATCATTAAAGTTTATACTATCTTTGTATATGGAGTCTTTAACGGAGATTGCATCCCCCCTTACCCCCTTACTATCATTAACGTTTAAAGTCTATGTTTGCGTTGCAGCTACTTTGACAGATTTTGGTTTTATTTTAAGTTCGTTACGAACACTATCCAATTTGTGCAACGTTTTATCATTTTGAGACTTAAGCTCTTTTATGTCCAGCCATAAAACATTATTAGCCTACTAGGAGCTGTCTAACAACCCCTAATAGGCTTCAATGTTGTTCTGAGCCATTTCTAGCTCCTGTGACAGCTTTTTATTCTGTCTGTGGGTAGAACACCCAAATATAAATAAAAACGCAACAGAAGCCACGCAAATGGCGTTTACGGCTGTTTTCCAGTGGTTAATCACCCACTTTATTATCGCCAGTATGTTCATCATTTAGATTAAGTTCTATTCCAGTATAGTCCTCTCCTTTTTTTCTAAGGAATTTACCTAATGCTCGCCATGGACCATTCGGGTCCAACGTATTTAAATTCTCTATAATAGACCACAATTCTGTTAATGTTATAATTGCAGTCGCACCCCCGGTAAGCAAAAATACACCAGACTGACCAAGCACTGCCCATTCTAAGCCGTGTACCAAAGACAAGATAATAAACGTATCTTTTATCTTTCTAACTGTGCCAGTCCAATTCTTACCGCTCTCTATTTTCTTACGAAATTTCCTGGCCACTTTAATGCCGTAGATCATGTCTACTAACGTAGTGGCAAAACATATAAGTAATAAATACAATATTGGGGTATAATACCCTACTATAGCCGAACCCAACCCTACAAAAAACTTACCTAAGATACTACCGTTAACAATCGTATTTAATGTAGTTGCCATGCGTTGTAGTGTATCGGATATATGTTGCATCACTATTGTTTATTACGGTTATGTAAAAATGAATAGTATTAGTTTAATAGCCAAAGTAATTATAAAGGCTTGTATTAAACTCAACATTCAATCGTACATCTCCTGCACCGACTTTGTCGACGCTACGATAACAATAATAACCATCTCTAACCCCGTAGTCTTGCAACGGGATGTTTACTTCGGATGTGACGGGAATATTATGAGACGTGTCAATCACAGTCCTACTAACACCATCAACTTTTCTTTGAGAGAATATCCATAAGTAATTTTCGCTACTTGTGTTATCTATTACGATATTGTCAATACTATATTTATATATCGTTCTAGAAGTAGGATACATATTTTGAACATTTTCCTCATCGTCAAATCCGAGAAGAATTGTGTCTAAGTTTTGTACAGCTACAACAAATTGATAATTTATTGATGGGTCATCAACACAACTAACCGTAACTGTAACTCTATCTTCTACCCCTAGCACGTCGTGAGAAGTGAGAACTCCAAGCTTGTCTACTGTCAAGATGTCTTCTTTTCCGTTTTCAATACTAAACTCCAGCTGATTAAAATGCCAATCGTAAGGATTATACACAACTTCACAATCGTCTTTCAATATACAGAAGATATTGTATGGCTTACCCTTTATATCATTCAATCCAAGACGCAGACTGCTATTTACAGGAAGATAGAATACATTCTTATCTTGAGAGCTTGGATCAGTATCTTTATCGGCAAATATTGACTTTATTAAGTTTTCTCTATCACCTGTACCGTCTACATCAATTGTGATGTTACCAGATTTACCAGTATGGTCGTCGACTAATTCAAATATATTACCTTTGTCGATAGTATATGTACGAAGATTGTGCTTACCCCATCCTTGCTCATATACACTTAAGACAACAATAAGTTTGTATGTTCCGCACATAAGTTGATCTACGGCGGGGAACAAACACGATATCCTGTTCTCCTCTGGAAGTACCTGAGATTCAGCAAGATATACGTTGTCAAATTTGTGATCGTGGCGGTGTGGTCTATAATGATTAAATGGCTCTGGATTGATACCAAATCCACGGAAACCTGGCCACCAGTGATAGTCATGGAAGTCTGGAGAGAATGTGTCATAATTATGAACATTCGCAGGCATCATATAATAACTGGGATATCCCGAGTTGTTTATATTGTGTTCAGTTGGTTGATAGAATTGAGGAAAACCGACTCTCTTGAACTTAGTCAGATCGTCTGGTTGAATGCGCTTGGCAAAAGACGTATTCACTAAGTAACACCGAAGCTGTTTAATACTAGACTGATTAAATGAGCCAGCGTGTGTTGAATTAGGGTCTACGTTTTGCTCAATCGTCATGAGCAGCCTAATGTCGTTTCCAATTCTAATCTTATTCATATTGCAATATGTTGATAAAAAAGGCCAGAGACGGGCGAAGCCCACCCCCAGCCGATTTTATATTTAGTTTAAAATTAGGCTACAAAAGCCTCGAGAATATCCTTAAGATCTGAAAGCTGACCTGTGATACCATATACCTCAAGAGTCTGCTTTGTCTTACGCTGAATGTCGTCAGCAGCACGATACATATTCTCAAACTCGAGAGTAAGAGCGTCGTACTGAGCTGTGATGTCAGCCTCCATAGCAGGCTTGATGATTGGCCATGTGCCCTCGCCACGGTTCAGGATGCCCTGATAACCCATAGCCCAAGACTCACGATCACGAACAAGCTTAGCAGAAGCTGGATACTGCTTTCCAGGAACCTTGTTGATAGCAACACCTGCAGGGAAATGCTTATTCTTAGACTCCCATCCGTCAGCAGCAGGATCGGTATAATAAACATTTGCATTGAAGCGAACCTTAGCGGCCCAGTTCAGTGTTTCAACAGCCTCGTCGTCATCGTAAGGCAGAGCTGTAATAACAACCTGAGAGTTGCTACCAGTTGCAGATACGCGAGCGCGCTTCCACTCTGAATTAATCTGATTAGCGATATTCTGAGCAATAGTTGCTGCGGTATCACCAATCTGTGTAACATACTCATAAGACTCTGTCCAGTTGCGGAAGCGTGTAGGCAGATCCTTGAATGTCAGGCGAACGATGATACGCTTGCCACCCTCAGCAAACAGAGTAGCAACCTGAGCGTCAAGATTACTGAAATCAATAGTAACCTGGTCCTCTGTGTCAGCTGCATAATTCAGGGCATTAAAGCTCTTAATATCAGCGGCCTTGATCTCATTAGACCACTTGATAATAGGACGATACTCAACAGTACCATTCTGCTTACGGAGAACAGTGTTCTTCTTTGTTACGATACCAACCTTAATAGTGTTGATGTTGCCAGCATTAGCAGCTGTTACATTATAAAGATCACCAGAAGCTACATTAGCATCGCAGTTCATGATAATAAACTTGCCAGCATCAGCAGATGCAGCGTTCATCGAAGCGGCCTGAGCAGGCTCAGCTGCCAGCACTGCACCAGTAGCCAGATTGCTAACGAGTACAGTATTTACGTAGTTTAACATAATTTAAAATTTAATTTTTTCTACTCCCCCTATACACAAAGGCTAGACCTAACTAGCTGGGGTTTCCACGTTAAAATTATTATTCTTGTGTGAGTACTTCTTGGGTTAGAGTTTTATAGCGAGGGTCTTGTTTGTTTTCAACATACATTTGAGCCGCTATTTTAATAATCTCTGCCCATACATTATCTGCAAAATCCGTGTACTCTTTAAACGGATCTTGAGAATCAATTTCAGTAGGAACCTTGAGGTACCCTACCACGTATTTCTTTATTTTATAATTCTTGTCGGTCAATAACCGAAAGCCGTCTTTTGTTCTAACTCGCAAAGGACGAGCTCTATGATAACGATAATGAAAGTCTGTAAGCGAATTATTGATTCGATACATGAAACTATCTGCTGTACATTCGAATACACAAGTATCCATCGCATGTTCATCATTGTTATCTGATATAACAACATCTTCATTTAGAACATACAACATATCGGTGGGATAAGTATATTCGTACTCATTATAATTTTCATGAGTAGCCGAGATGACAGGAGTTTCCCAAACATCTTCATTAAGCAAATTAATCAAATCTCTAGACCGTTTTTCAGTCTGTTCGTAAGATGTGCGCTTTGGTGTGTTTCCGTTGAATCTATCCTTAGTAAACTTTACCGCAGCCTGGTTCACCCAGTATATAGAGTCATCCGTACGAGGTTTCTGTAATGTGTCGTCCAGCTTGTTTATTTCAAGCTCGAACGAACCTATTATATCAACTCCTACCATTATTGTTCGTTTTTAGCATTCTGTTTCTGTTGTTCAGCAATTTGTCTTTTTCTTGCCTCAGCACCAGCAACATATTGTACATAAAGATCTACAGCGCCAGATACGAGAGTCTCAAAAACCTCCATTGGTAATTCACACGGAACAGATTCCATTAAGTTCATATACTTAGGCATTCTATAATAATGAAGCCCTATCGTAGTAGGATTAGTGTATCTATCGCAGATGAGCTTTATTCTACTATTAGTGTCTAAATATACAATAGGGTTTCTTATAATCCTCATTGAATCTGATGGCTGCATTAAGAATTGCTGAGCAATAGTCTGAGAAACAAATACGTTTGAAACTACACCAGATGTATCTTCCGCATTAGTCTTCATTCTATAAGAACTAGAAACTCTAGTAGAACTGTCAACGTATAAACCAAAGTTTGATGGAAGTTTTGCTTGATACTGATTGTCCACATTTTCAAGATTCATAGCAAAGTATGAAAGAAAGGTTTGCAGTATCGTTTCTATATATTCACTTGGGTGTTGTTGTTGAGCAATTGCCCCCAAGGATTTATATATGTCACGTATAAACATATCTTGATATTGATTCAAGTATGAATATATTGTATCAGTATCCAACTTCTCTGCGTACTCAGTTTCGGGAATCATAGTTTGAACTCTGCGTTCAAATTCTATTCCAAGTTGTCGTGTTTGATTTATTGTCATGACTCAAGCCCTCTCATATTTAGTTTAGTACTCAACCTAGCAGAAGACTCTGTGTTTTCTAATGCAAATGATATTGCAAGATTTATAAGCTCTTCAGAGGCAGTATCGGATATTTCCATCTCGGTGGCGCTGGAGAAGTCACACACATTTGGATCGCTCGTAACAAATTTCTTTGGATCACGAATATAAACAAAATGTGCGATATCTTCTGGCTCCACGTTAGGTTTTCTTAACGCGTCATATACAACTGCAACTGTGTCATTGTATATATAGCAAACAGGGTTCTTTACCCACGGCATATTATATGCTGTTGTTATAAACTTTTCAGCTATGTCGTGCGATACAAGTTTAACCGGGAGCATTCTGACTTGTCGTCTGTCATAAGGCTTACCGTCAGAATTCTCAGCAATCATGAGATTTGTATTTACTATATCTTCAATACCAGTAGCATAATAAAGATTTCTCCACTGTATCCAGTCCCCAAATTGCTGCTGTATTTCACGCTGTTCGTCTGGATTGGTTGCTTTATAGCCTTCATTAAGGCTCACCCACTTATCGTCGTCTTGCCCAATGTATGTAATCGAGTTGGGAGAAAATACAGCTGTTTCGTAAACACGATCTTCCGTTGGATCGTTCGTATTATATTCTAATAACAATCTAACATAATACTTAAAGTCTTCTGGAAGATCGAATTCACTAACATTTTGCGTTTCCATATACTGTCCGTCAATAGCCTGTTTAAATTGCACTTTCTTATATGTAATAAGTTTTTGCAAGTCGGCTATTTGCTTTTGGTCGGCTTCAAACGGAACACGTCTTGGATTATTACCTGTAACTTTCTACGCAATTAACGCATCGTACGCTTTATCAAGAATTGTAGCAACTTCATATTTTGTTAACGCTGGATACGACGAAGTTACATTAGCCTTGTCATACCCTATCATGAATTTAGTATATACGTCGTTATGCGTCATATCTTATATTAGTGATTAGATCACTTATTATTTGTTTCGTTAATAATAGAAAGCTTCAGATCTTGGTTTTTCTTACTGTCAAGATATGCAATAGCATCGTCTAATGAATCAGCGAACATGTCTGTTCCATAGAAGTAATGAGTCTTATCCTTACGAATAACACCTTTTGCAATAGCGTTCTCAAGCAAGAACTCTGTATCCTTTGACTTGTTGTTAACCCACTTATCAAAGAACTTCTTCGGATTTTTATCAACCATGCTAAACAACGTAGACTCTACGAGCTCATTTGACATTCTATCTGCATTCATACCAAACAAACGTAAACATTTACGCATTTGCTCAAGTGACAGACTATCAAATTCACGGATTGCGTCACGGCGGAGCTTATTCTGTTTGTTCTGTTCTACAGCCTCAGCCTCACGATTAATCAACAAATAATCTTTGCCGGCATCAAGTCTATCCAGCGATGTTGCTACACGCTTGTGACCAGTAAGAAACTTAATAAGCATTGCCTGACGTGGAATTGAATCGTCAAGGAGCAGTGTACGAGAACCTACTTTTACACAGAAGGTTGTCCAAAAATCTGAACTTTTTGCAAGGTGTCCTTCAGGATAACCTAAAGCTTTCTCAAAATATTTCTCATCTTCTGGGGTGAGACCCGTATAAATCGACCCGGAACGAGTAAAATAAGGAGCAATATAATCAAAACAACTCTTGTACTTAATTAACCCTGCCCAGGGATTCTTCTTTTTAATTCTAAGTTCAACTACCATAATTAGTATAATTAGTATGTTGTGATGCTGAACGCCCCAGCCATTATAACTGGGGCTCAGACATCAATGTTTTATTAATAAGATTACGCGCCTACGGCAACATTACCGTCGTTAGCAATCTCTGTGTCTTCTGCGTCGCAGTACAGAATACCGCAAGACAATGGGTTACGCAACATAATACCCTCCTCACCGAGGAAGTGTACCTGATAACCATCACGGCTGTTAGAACGAACATTGTTAATGTTGTTGCTATAACCATTAGGAGCTACAGAACCAGCAGTACACCACTGTACAAACTCACGACCCTTACGACAAACCTTTACTACGTTAGCCTGACCATCGCGTGAACCAAGGTCAACAAACAGGAATGTGTAAGACATCAGTGGTTTACCTGTCAGTGGGTGCAACTGACGGAACATCTCCATGTTATCAAACAAAGGACAACGCTTCAATGTCAACTCAATGCCGTTAGTCATCTTATAGGTTGTGAACTGACCACCAAGAGCCAGATCCTGACCAGAACCAGTTACGAAGTGTGTATCAATCATATTGAATGTAGCAACCTTCTCCTTCAGGATACGGTCGAACTCACGGATACCCATCTCACCAGTCAGGGCAATGAACTTACGCTCATTTGTACCAAGAATGTTGTAACACAGATCGAACAGATAATCCTCGAGCAATTCAGCTGTAAGAGTTGTGTAATAACGAACGTTAGCTGGACTAACCTGCTCAAACAGACCGCTCATTGTAGGAGCTGGACGACCGTTTGTACCCTTATTCAGATATGTACCATCGCTCAGACGGTTGCTCTTAGAGAACAGGAGAGCATACTCCTCTCTCTTCTTCCACTCACGCAGAGCCTTCCAATACTGATAATCAGCCCACAAATAAGACTTCTTACCTGTCTCAGGATCTGTCAGAGCAATAGCCAAAACTGTGCTATATGCATCACCAGTGATATCATATGTCAGACGGAGAGTCTGCAGGTGGCTACGCATCTTGAATGGAGTCTGATAGTTGATGATATCAGCCTCATCGCTGTACTCCTCGTAAGCTGAACCAATACGGTTAACCTGACGACCAGCGAGCAGGAACTCACCAGGAATATAAGAAGCCTGTGCGCCATCGATTACATAGCACTCATATACCCAAGAGCTACCATCTTGATAAGGAAGACCTGTTACACGAACCTGGAACTTGTAATCATCAAATGCGAGAATTGCACCTGGGCCAAACCAACGCTCTTCAAGAGCAAGATAAATAGGAGTACCATTCAAACCTGGAGTAATTGTAGAGTAGTTAGAAGTAGAAACCTCCTGGCCATTCCACTTAGCCCAGCGAATGTTGATAGCGTGGTCAGAGTCGATCATAACGCTCCACTCAAACTCACGGTTATCGATAATCATTGTCTTGCCAAGACCACCAGTAATCAAATCGATAGCGGTTGATACACCATCGTCTTTTGTACCAAATACCAGTGAAAGCAGACCAGATACCTCATGAGGCTTGGTCAGCAGCGCATTAGAAATCATATTCTCATCTACCAGGTCGCTGAAACGACGTCCGCGATACAGCTGGAGATTATTAAGCAAACTATTATTCATATATATTTATAATTGTGTGCGTCAGAACATACCACTTACCATGTCTGTTACTGACTTTTGTTTATCATCGGCATTGTAAGTGCTATGATTCTTTGCACTATGCCTTAACATTTTCCTAAGTTTTTCAGTAGCGGATGTTTCTCCGGTGTTTTTAGCATTGGCAATTAAAGCATCGGCTTTCATTGTGAAGTATGCAGACTCAATTAAGTTCTTAGATTGATTCTTAGCAAAATCTTTTTGATATTGAGACATTCCGTTTTGATCTACTTTGAAAATATAATCAAACAATGCTTTACGGTCTTCCTTTGGAATTGCGATACCTCTGATATTAGTAAGCTCGTTAATATCCTTAGTAACCGTATTAAAGAATGCTCTAGACTCCTCTTCTTGCTGTCTAGCGTACTCTTCCTGTTGTCTCTGAGTCTCTTCTACTTCTTGTTGACGAAGCTGCTTTAATCTATCCAAAGCATCCTCTGATTCCTCATACAGCATGTCACTCTCTTCATATCGAGCAATTTTCTTATTAATAAGCTCATCTGAGTAACCACTACGCTGCATAAGCTCACGAACTACTGCTTTTTGATTATTCTCGTCTTCGAGATCGATGTTATCAAGAGAAAGCGCCTCTTGCTGTCTGTGGTAGAAATCTTCGAACTTGCCTCCATTTCTTACATACTCGTCGAGCGCCTGTATACGATCGTCCGCGTACTCAGGCTTGGAGTTCTGTTCTACTACGTCACTAAAATATTTAGTA